TAAAGAGTAGAAATCTTTTGCACTATTCAGTTGTGCTACGAGACCGTATTATAATCCAAATATATCACTAAGTGCTTGTTCTGTCAAGTCACTTGTGAGAAAGGTATGATCACACTTATATGATGGACTATCGCTTAAGCGACGTGGTGCTTTGTTATGCACAATGCGAACGCTCACATCATGCATAACTCGTTCAACCGCATGTTGGTGGCTCTGATGCAGCACCATAGCAAGTGGTCTGGCAAACCTATAAATCTTAGATAAGTTTTCAGCACGGCTAACAACATAGGCGCTATATCCTACCGCATGTTGCTTATTATTGTATGGACTCTCAGCAATTATTTCGGCTTCACTTATGACTTTAACTTGCGGCAACTTAGCCAACAATTCTACACAGTCATAATCTTCAACTAGAAATAATACTTTCATGCCGTTTCCAAAAAAAAAAATAATGGCGGAGCGTAGAGGAATCGAACCTCTTCAACCCGTTAAGGTTGTACGGTTTAGCAAACCGCTGCATTACCAGCCTGCCCACGCTCCATTATATTAAATATAGCATCTTTTCCCCATACTGTCAATTTATTTTTAAATTGTTTCCACTTGCAACGGTCAAGTTCTGTCTCATAACCCTTGACTTCAAGATAACCACCTAATTCTTCAACATAAAAATCAGGAGTATAATGACTCAATGTTCCTTTTAAATTGATATAAGGAAATCTTTCAGTATTTCTACGCCAATTCCATCCTTGTTTATCCATATATTTTGCGGAAATTAGTTCCCACGAGCCATCCAATAAAACTTCACCAGCAATAGGAGATACATATTTAATTTTTTTGCATCTTCCTGCTTTTGGCATCCATCCGTCTTCGTATCTTTTAATAATTATTTCACGGTGTCTATCTCTAAATTTTTGTTGTTTTTCTTCTGTTAAATTATTCCAAAATAATTTACCTAGATTTGCACTTCGCAACTTTTCTTTTTGAATTATTGCGCCTTGTTCACCAAATATTTCATTATATTTTTTTCCTTTAAGACTTGTGCCTTTTGAAGAACCTTTTGGGTGTCCATTTTTCCAATAATTATTGCCTAATTCTTTTCTTAATTTTTTTATTTTAGAACGATTTAGTTCCTTCATTCCATTACAGGAACTAGTAGATTCACTACAACAATTTTTTCCATTTTTTAATTTATATTTTGCTTCTGTCCCACAACCATAATCACATAAGTTTGTCATATAACTATTTATACAAAATAATTAAAAAGGTGCTTTTAACCTCTGAGATGGTAGGCAATGACAGAATCGAACTGCCGTAGCCGCTGTGTAAAAGCGGAGTTTTACCATTAAACTAATCGCCCACTTCTTATATTACTAATATACTTATATTATTCAATTTTGTCAAGCATTATTTTGTAAAACATGCATTTATTTTTGGTAGAATTAAATTAAACCAATCTACATGCGCCGCTTCACTTGGGTGACTGCCGCATAGCGGATAATTATTTTTCTGTGACCAATTATTAAAGGCGTGTTCTTTATACCAGTTATTCCAATTGACAGTTTCCCATAAACCACTGTCATTTACTACTTCTGGTAAGGGATTTAATATTTCATCGCTTGCCAAACAAAAGAAATACGGTATATTCTTAGACTGCAAATAAAACTGTAACAAATTTATTTCTTTAAGCAAATTAAATTGATGATAATGATAATCACCTGTTACTTTATAAAAATAATTTGCAGCATCAGTGATACCAAGTTCAGTCATCTTGTCATGCTGTTGTTTAAAAAATTCATGTCTTTCTGGATGCAAATCATCTTTAAAAAATGACATTTTCTCTTTAAATGTTAAACCATGCCATGCATTAAGATTAATCCAATAATTGTCAATATCAAATCTGGCTGCTACCACTGGATCATTGTTGATATCAATAAATGGTTTTTCTTTTCGTAATCTTATTTCACTACGATGTGTGTATGTCCACATAACTGCCACATATATCTCGTCATGAATTTTAGATTGTTTTGCAACTTCTGCGATTACACGACGAGATATACTGTTATTTCCGCTGCCTGGTTTGGCAACACAATTATAGTCCATATTATAGTGTTGCGATATTTTTGCAGACCATGTTAATTGACTTGGTATGTTTTTCTCATAGTCAAGATACTGGTCAGGCAGTTCACTGCCCCATGTAAAACTATCGCCACCACTAATCAATATGGGCATTAAGCACCCAATACTGACTTGGCTTTGTTATAAAGTTCAGTACGTTCTTCTAGCCCAATATTTCCACCATTGATGATCTTAGTTGTTTTTACAACATCATCTGCATCAGCAGTTTCATTGCAGCCATTTTCTTGAAAGAACCATGCAGCCGAACGAGCAGCGCCTTCTGGAGTTGCGAGATAATCGCTATCACTCGTTAGGTCTTTGTTAAGTGCCTTGCCACAGTTATCATAGTTTGACTTACCAGTTAATTGGATGAGTCCACGACCACGATAACGATAGCCATCACCGCTTGCTTCATCGCCATTGCCCATGCGTGATGCATAAACACGGTTAGCAATCTTTTCTGGTTGCTTTGCAAAGTCATCTGGATTTACATCACGGAAATACTTTGGAAATACCTTTGTTAAAGTTTCTGCCTTGTAGTTAAGGTTTTCACTTACGGCACTAAACATGCCACTTTCATGTCCACACTGTGCAAGAAACATTGCTTCACGAGCAAGAGTGTTGATTTCAAACTCATTCATTGCTTCGTTAAGTGGATCACAGAACTTGTCTAGGTTTTCTTCTTTTGCGCCGTGAAAGATTTCTTTTAATTGGTCAATAGTTGCCATTTTAATTTCCTTTAGGGGTTATACACTATTTACCATTCCCAATATGTCACCTAAATAACTACATGTGTATCATAGTGGCCAAGTATTTTGAAGGAACTGGTTGGGTCGGAGTAAAGAACCGAGATAGAAACTATGTTCCTGATTTAAGTTTTATTAAAGTTAAAAATAATAATACCGAAACTTTATACTTTCATGATGATATTACAAAATATGTAGAAGGTATGAATGATAGTGGTATTTGTATTTTATCAGCATCGTTGATGGTGCTTGATGATGAAAAAGAAATCACTGTTCGCACTAAAACACCATCGAAAGATGGTGTAAAGATTAAGAAAGCACTTAAACTTACTGATATTAAAGCAGTTTGCATGAGTTTAATTAAACAAAAATTACCAGGCTGCACACTTATATTCAATCAAGAAGATTGCTATCTACTTGAAGGTGCTTGGGCACCTGGTGGTTATGAAGATAAAGATTACAAATATAAGATTGAAAAGATTGAACACAATGAAACCGTTGCAAGAACTAATCATGGTGTATGGTTAAAGTGGGCTGGCTATCAATATGGTGCGGACGATAACGAAAGCATGAGTGCTATTAGTAGTCGCAGTCGTTTGTTAATTGCGCAGCATGTTGTTGATAGCGCAGAAACACCTGCACAACTTATTGATTGGTTGACCAAAAAGTATGTTGATAATTGGCAGTTAAATGCCATGCGTTTAGCAGATGAAAAAAAGATGATGCGCACAACTGCACAACTTATGTTAGTGCCAAAAGATTTAACAATGTTTGTGCGTCCTATTCAAAGCAATATTAAGTTTAACTTTTGGAAACTTAATGGCGCTAAGGATAATAAGATGTGGGTTGAATTGCTTACCAATCGTGTGCTACGCACTGGCGAAGATGATCCTGCTATTCCAACTAATCTTTCACATATTGAAGATTAAACTGGATGATGGGCTAAACCCCAATCATTGTTTACCCAACGCAAACTAAACAGCATGGCATCTTCACTACAGTAAAATCGCCACTGACTAGTCCAACCAAAATCGTCATTAACATATGGCCATTTTTCTACTTGAAATTTAATGTCATTTGACTCACACCATTTATGCATCTGATCAATCCACCACTCTTTTCCATAATAGTGGGCGGCGGGTAGCGTGATATCAATTTTATAAATTTCGTTATCTGATATACTCTGCAAATTTTCTCTCCACATACCAATCACGGTATAATTCTAATGCAATATCTAAATTTACAGGAAGTTGCAGATGATTGCAAACATTTTCATATTCAGTAACAAATGTTTTTTCACCTAATATAAAGCTATCAAAGTTTATTTGATATGGATTATAATCACGAGCAAAATCACTATCTTGCGCTTCTTCGCCTTCTAACAGTTGTGGAAAACCACCATTAGCTGCTTTAAATGTATCATTAATATATTCAAGGTGCGGACTAAGTGTTACGTGAAGATAATTTATTTTCCAATCTTTGAAAACTTTTATCTTTAATTTTTTACTGTAAAAAACATTAGGATGAATTGACCAATTATAAATTTGGTATTGTGTATCACTGGCAAATGCTTTTATATGTTGCAGATTGTGAATAGCATATGCATCATGATGCTCACGCCAACTGCCATAACGTTGTCTTATATTTTTATAAGAATATATTTTAGTATGCGCAACATCTTCATCATCAAATGATGGATCAAACCGTGGAATAATATTAAAACAAAGAGCATTAAGTGAGAGCAAAAAACTTATAAATGTTCCGCCATAACCAGGTTTATAAACAATTATGTTTAGGGTTTTTTGCATGTGTTATTTTTTTACCACGTTTAAATCTAAAAGTTTCTGTTTGGGAATGACAATTTGGACATAATAATCTTAAATTATTAAGACTGTGATTAGTTGAATTACCATCTACGTGGTCTAATTCAAGAGATAATCTGCTTCCTTGCCATTCTGAAACACCACATTCAGAACACTTATAATCTAACACGCCTTCTGATACAAGTCTATTTTTTAATTTATAAGATTGATATTGGGAATGCTTGCCATCAAGTATTTCTTTTAAAGGTAATTTTCCCTTGCCTTCTTCTTTTGGTTTATTGTAACCTCGTAAACC